TGAGATTGATGAAGGTTCTATAGACCCTATTGGTGGGGTTATAATGACAATTCGCGTTCTGTACCAATACACTCGCGGCACAACTTAAATTAATTAAAGAGGTATTATCATGGCGACTAAAACAGGCGCATCTGGTGTTGTAAAGCTTCAAGTAGCGGGTACGACTGTAGCCGCTGTTGGTGAAGTACGTTCTTACACGTTTGAAGGTTCAGCTGACACTATCGAAGATTCAGTAATCGGTGATCTTTCACGCACCTATAAGCAAGGTTTATCTACTAACACTGTATCACTTGAAGTCTATTGGGATGAAGCAGACGCACAGCAGCTTATTCTTGACGAGCGCACTTCTGTTGATTTTGAAATCTATCCTACAGGCAATGGCTCCGGCGAAACTTTCTTTTCTGGTAATGGTATTGTCACTTCACGCTCTATCACTGGCGCGTTTGATGGTATGGTAGAAGCAAGCTTTTCAATCCAATGCAGCGGAGCAGTAACCGAAGCGCAAGTTTAATTAACTAAAGGGGATAAACCATGGGATTAGCTAAAGAGTTAAGAAGCAGAAGAAAGTTAGAGGCGCGTGAAGTAATCGTGCCTGAATGGGGTGACGACTCTGGAGCGTTTAAGTTGTATTGCAGGAGTATTACTTGCTACGACTTAGATCAGTTACAGAAGAAGCACCCTGACTTTTTAAGTAACACCACTATCGGCTCTATGGTCGATTTGATCTGCATGAAAGCAGAAGACGAAGGCGGCAACAAGCTGTTCGGGTCTGCTGAAGATCGCATGGATTTAATGGGCGAAGAAACTGCCGTTATTTCTGACATTGCTAATCAGATGTTTGCTCAGATTGAATCTGTCGAGGTGGCAGCAAAAAACTAAAAGCCGATTCGTTTAGGATGAATTTATTATCCTTGGCTGATCGGCTTCACCTAACAATTGCAGAAGCAGAAGCAATGCCGGTTAATCACTTTTACGAGTGGCTGGCTTACTTTCAAATAATGAGCGAATCCGATGGCTGAAAATGTAAGCATTGTAATTAAGGCTTTTGACAAGACTAAACCTGCTTTTGGTGCAGTCGGAAAATCCTTAAAGGGTGTTACTTCAGCTATCTTTAGTATGAAGACTGCTTTAATTGGCGTAGCTGGTGTAGCTGGTTTCGGCTACCTGGTTAAATCATCTTTAAACGCAACCGATTCCCTCAAGAAAACTGCCGACAAGATCGGTACGACAACAGAGGCTCTATCAGCTCTACGTTATGCCGCCGAAAGAACTGGCGTGCAAACCAACACCCTCGATATGGCAATGCAGCGGTTTACCAGGCGAACGGCAGAAGCTGCTAAAGGTACGGGTGAAGCTAAAGGTGCTATAAAAGAGCTAGGCTTAGATGCCAGCAAACTACAACGGTTGAGTTTAGACCAGCAGATGGTTTCGCTGGCCGGTGCTTTTGGTAATGTTACAAATGATGCAGACAGGCTAAGAATAGCGTTTAAGCTGTTTGATAGTGAGGGCGCGGCTTTGGTGAATACCTTGGCGCTCGGTGAAGCTGGTCTTGAGGAGATGTTTGGCAGGGCAAAGGCTTTAGGTCTTGTGATGTCAAGCGAAGCTGCTGGTGGAGTTGAAAGGGCAAACGATGCTCTCACAGACTTATTATCAATAAGCAAGGGATTGAAAGATCAGTTCTCAGCCGCTCTAGCGCCCGCAATCGAAACTATGGTGACGGCTTTTACAGCCTACATTTTAAAGATACAAGAGGCTAAGGGCGGGATTGAAGCGTTCGCAAAGTCAATGGCCGTTAGCTTTTTAAACGGTGTTAAAGCTGTAATTTTATCCTTAGATACTATGCTTGGCGCAGTCAGCAAGTTTTTTAACAAGGCTACCGGCTTTATTAAAAAGTTTGACCAGAATGCAACTCTTGATTCTATAGCTCATGCCAACAAAAAGATTCAAGAGTTAAATAATTCAATAACTGTACTACAAGCGGCGGGGAAGACTAAAGGACTACAACAAAAAGCCGATAAGATTTCAGAGCTATTTCTTAGGATTGCAAAAGAAGAAGCGCACCTTGCAAGAATGAACGAAACATTCCCCACGCTCAATTTAGGGGAGCTGATAAATTCTGAAGGTGTACAAGAAACTTTTACAGCTTTAATAGCTGGCATTAACGGCATTGGCACAGCAGTAACAGAAAACTTGAAGCCTGCCGTAGTTGCTTTAAGCGATTTACAGCAAGGCTTTAAAGAATGGAGTGACGCACTGCCTGACACAACGGCTAATATAAAGTCTCTTACAGATCAAGGTTTAAACGGGCTGACTGACGCGCTAACGGCTGGCGTAACTGGCGCTGCTAGCTTTGCTGATGCCATGAAGTCTATGGCTAAGAGCGTAGTTGATAGCCTGATTAAGATGCTGATTCAAAAGTATATTGTTGATGCTGCCTTTAGCGCGATTACTGGCTTTACTGGTAACACCCAGACAGGCATTAATTCATCTGCCGGGTATGGCTCATCTTTAGGTGGCGCTGACCCGTTTAATACTAGCAACTTCAGCGGCAAAGCAATCGGCGGTTCTGTTCAATCAGGCCAGCCCTATATGGTCGGAGAGCGCGGCCCAGAAATGTTCGTGCCTAACGCGCAAGGGTCTATTGTTCCTAACGGTAGATCAGGTGGTGGCGGTGTGGTAGTCAACCAGACCATTAACGTCACTACAGGCGTGCAGCAGACAGTTCGCGCAGAGATAGCAAGCCTTATGCCTCAGATCGCTAACGCGGCTAAGGGAGCGGTTGCTGACGCTAAAATGCGCGGTGGCAATTACAGCAAAATGCTAGGAGCATAAGAAGTGCCTTTATCTTTTCCAAGTGTAGGAATCACAAACCTCAATATGCGCCTAAAGCGTAGTGTTGCTGTATCTGAATCACCGTTTAGCTTTGATCAGCAAGCGTATGAGCATCAGGGCGCAAGGTGGGAGTGTGAAGTCACATTACCCCCGCTGAATTATGCAGAAGCCAAAGCGGTACAGGCTTTTATTGTTGGCTTAAAAGGTCGGTCAGGCACGTTTACTTTCGGCAGTCCTTTGCACACTAGCACTACTACTGCATCTGTTGCCAGCGCCGCTATTCGCGCAGAGTCTTTTACGACTACAGCAGGGTCAGGTGCAATTGCCGCAGGCGACTACTTCCAGCTAGGCGATTACCTTTATATGGCTACAGCCGATAAAGCGTCAGGCGCTAACGTGTTATCATTCCAGCCGCCATTGAGGGCTGCTGTGACTACTAGCACTGCTTTAGATTTCACCTTCCCAAAGAGCCTCTGGCGATTATCATCCAATGATATTGGCTGGTCAGTTGATACGGCTTCAATCTATGGGTTTACCTTTGCGTTTGTCGAGGCTTTATAATGAGCAGAACATTAAGCACAGAGATGCAGGCGGTTGCGTCTGCTGAGTTAGTCCGTCCAATCTATCTGGTTAAGATGGAGTTTGATTCTGGTGATTTAGACTTATGGTCTGGCTTAGGCAATTTGGTTTACGGCGGTGATACTTACGTTGGAACTGGCGACCTAATGGCTATCAGCCCTGTAAGAGAATCAGAAGAACTTACCGCTAATGGTGTTACTTTTACCGTATCAGGAATCAAGCAGTCATTAGTAAGCATTGCAAGAGACGAGCCATACCAAGGCAGGAAGATAACCTTGTATCTGGGAGCCTTTGACGAAAACGCAGACATCATTTCTAGCCCTGTTATTTTGTTTAGCGGGTTTATGGATGTGATGAGTATTGTAGATTCAGGCGAGACTTCAACAATTACTATCGCTGCTGAGAATAAACTGATTGCATTTGATCGCTCATCTGTTCGCCGGTTTACGGCAGAAGATCAGAAGATTGACTATCCAGCAGACAAAGGGTTTGAGTTTGTTTCTAAGATCGCACAGCAAGAAATAATCTGGGGTAGACCAACCCCTAATTCTACCGCAAACTATGGTTCCCGTGGCGGTGGCGGTTTTGGCGTTTCTTTTGGAAATGGATGCTTTGTAGCAGGATCTAAAGTTTTGATGGCAGATTTTACTGAAAAGAATATTGAATCTGTTGAGGTTGGTGATTTAGTTATAAGCCAGCGCGGAGAAGCTAACGAAGTCGTGAAGCTCTATCACCACCCAATGGAAGACAGGGTGCTGTATACGGTTAATGGCTCATTAGAGATGACTGATTCTCACCCAATATTAACCACTCAAGGCTGGAAGTCTTTAAACCCTGAGAAGACTAGGGAAATT